CCCTCCGCCCCTACCAAAGTGCTGCCATCCAAGGCATCTACAACTATTTCCAAGATGAGAGCGGTAACCCGCTGGTGGTGATTCCCACCGCTGGTGGCAAGTCCCTTGTCATGGCCACCTTTGTTGAAGGCGTACTGAAAGCCTTTCCAGATCAGCGCATCCTGATCGTGACTCATGTGCGTGAGCTGATTGAGCAGAACTTTGCCGAACTCAAAAAGCTTTGGCCGCAAGCCCCGGCAGGGATTTATTCAGCAGGACTTAAGAAGCGTGAGATTCGTGCGCAGATTTTGTTCGCTGGCATCCAGTCCATTCACAAGCGTGTGTATGACGTTCAGCAGTGCGACCTGGTGTTGATTGATGAAGCGCATTTGATCCCGCGTTCCTCAAACACGATGTACCGCAAGTTTCTTGATGGCTTGAAGCGCATTAACCCCATGCTCAAGGTGATTGGCCTGACGGCCACGCCATACCGCCTGGACTCTGGGTTGCTGCATGAAGGTAGTGAGGCCATCTTCACTGACATCGCCTACGAGGTTTCGGTGCGCGAGTTGATTGATGACCACTACCTTTCGCCACTGATCTCCAAACGCATGGCAACGCAAATTGACCTTACTGGTGTGGGTACGCGCGGCGGTGAGTTCATCCCGAAGGATTTGGAAGCGGCCATTGACCAGGATGCGATCACACAAAGCGCAGTCAATGAAATCTTCTCGTACTCAACAAACCGCAAAAGCTGGCTGATCTTCTGTGCTGGCGTGGACCATGCGTACCACGTGCGTGATGCGGTGCGCAGCAGAGGAGTTACCTGCGAGACGATTGTGGGCGATACGCCCAGCGCCCAGCGCGAGGCCATCATCAATGACTTCAAGGCCGGACGAATTCAGTGCCTGACCAATGCCAATGTGCTGACGACAGGCTTTAACGCTCCTGCGGTAGACCTGATTGCCATGCTGCGCCCGACCAAGTCGGCGGGCTTGTATGTGCAGATCGTGGGTCGTGGCTGCCGCCTTGCACCTGGTAAGACCGACTGCTTGGTGCTCGACTTCGCCGGAAACATTGCGCGCCACGGACCCATTGACGCCATCAAGCCCAAGACACCCAAAGCAGGTGAAGACGGTGATGCGCCCACCAAAGCCTGCCCTGAGTGCGACAGCATTGTGCATGCGGCGGTACGTCAGTGCCCCGACTGTGGCCACATGTTCCCGGAGCCGCAAATCAAGATTGACGCCAAAGCCAGCACTTTGGACATCCTCTCTGGCGGTCCACCCGAGTGGGTGCCCGTGACACGGGTGAGCTATGCCCGGCACGACAAGACTGGCAAGCCGCCGTCACTTCGAGTCGATTACTGGAGTGGACTGAGTTCCCACAGTGAGTGGGTTTGCATTGAGCACCAGGGCTATGCGCGGCAAAAGGCTGCCAGTTGGTGGGCCAACCGCGCACCGGGCTTGCCACTTCCGCGTGGTGTTGATGAAGCCTTGGCGGTATCGCAGCGTCTCAAGTGCCCCTCTCAGATCGCGGTGCGCCCTAGCGGGCGTTACACAGAAATCGTTGGCGCGCGCTTTTGATGTCGGGCGCATAAATGATGTGCGCCATTTGCAGGCGCGATGCCCGAGGGTATGGGTTCGCGCCTTGTTTGATCCGTATCGATGCGCCCAGCGTGAAGTTGTGTTCCAGGCGCTGTCAAAACATTGCAGCAAGGCTAAAGGGAATGATTGATCCAAACCAACATGAAACCAATGCTCTGGCGGCGGCCTGCCAGACAGGGGGCGAGTACGTCGAGTCACTTGCCAAAACAGACTTGGCCACCTTCACCGCAGTGGAGTGGTCAACCTTGATTGATGTGGTCGTGACCGCCTTTCAAGACTCACTTCGCACTGCCTATGCAGATGACCCACCATTTTGAAGGAACGCATGAATCCAAATAATTACATGGCCCATCTTGGGGCCACGCTCGTAGATCGCGGCTATGCCATTTTGCCGATCCAACCCAGCACTAAGAAGCCGGGCATGTTTCGCCTGGGTGCCTGGCAAGACTATCCCAAGTGGAGCCGTCACTGTGAGCGCGACACTACAGAAAACGAAGTCGACATCTGGGGCGACTGGCCCGAGGCTGGCATTGGCATTGCCGCAGGCAAGGTGATTGGCATCGACATTGATGTGCTGCAGTCCAAAGACATCGCTGTTCAGATTGAGGGCTTGGCCAAGCGACTGCTGGGCGACACACCTGCAGTTCGTATCGGCAACGCCCCCAAGCGATTGCTGGTGTACCGTGCGGCCCAGCCTTTCAGTGGCTTTAAGTTCCCGCCCATTGAGGTCTTGGGTGTGGGGCAGCAGTTCATCGCCTATGGCATTCACCCGGATACCGGCAAGCCCTACGAGTGGCCCGTGCAAACCTTGGCCGACCTGAAAATCGAAGAACTGCCTGTCATCACCGAGGAACAGGCTCGAGAGTTTGCGCGCCAGGCGTACGAGATGGTCCCCGAATCTATGCGCCCCAAAAGTCTGGCTGTAGGTTTGAAGTCTCCAGAGGCGTTCGCCAATCTGCCCGAGCAACGCGGCACGTTCGAGGCAGTGCAGGACGCGCTTCAGTACATCCCCAACCAGGATCTGGACTACGACAGCTGGGTGCGCATTGGCATGGCCATCAAAGGTGCGCTTGCCGAGCAGGGGTGGCCGCTCTTTGAGTCCTGGTCTGCGTCGTCCAGTAAAAACGATGCCAAGACAACCGCTAAAAGTTGGGGGAGCTTTTCGCCTCAGCGCATTGGGGCGGGAACCATCTACAAGCTGGCGCTGGACAACGGCTGGATTCCAGATGCTGATCTGCAACTCAATGGAGAGATTGTGATGAATGGACATCACCCGGCCAAGGAGATGCTGCAAACGCTGCAAACATCAAACCCCATCACGATTGATGGATCAGGTGCACCCCCCGTGCTGCCACCACCCAAACCACTGCCGACGGGCTGGGACCAAGTTGGCGGCGTGATTGCCGACATGATGGCGCTCATGGGAACGACGGCAAAGCGTCCACAGCCCGTGCTGGCGCTCGGAGCCAGCCTATGCGCCATCGGCGCGCTAATGGGGCGCAAGTACCGCACTGAGAGCAACACGCGCTCAAACCTGTATGTCGTAGGCATCGCTGAAAGCGGCGCAGGAAAAAACCACAGCCGCGTGGTGATCAATGAGTTGTTTCGCAAAGCCGGGCTGCTGCAATACCTGGGCGGCAACAAGATCGCATCAGGCTCGGGCCTCTTAACCGCCATCCAGCGTCAGCCCGCCATTCTGTTTCAGCTTGATGAGTTCGGCATGTTTTTGTCAGCTGCCGCTGACCGTAAACGCTCGCCGCGCTATATCTGTGAAATCTTGGACCTGATGACCGAGTTGTACACCACCTCGGGCACGACGTACTTCGGCATCGAGTACGCAAGCAACCAGCTCAACAACGCGCACCGGGCAATTCACCAGCCCTGCGCCTGCATCTACGGCACCACCACGCCGATTCACTTTTGGCAGGCGCTCCAAGCTTCCAATGTGGCCGACGGCTCTCTGGCGCGCTTTCTGATTCTGGAGAGCGAGGACGATTTTCCCGACAGCAACGAACTCTTTGGCACGATCGATCCACCGCAAGACCTGATCGACCGGCTGCTCCTGATCCACCAGGGCGGTGGGCAGTTGAGTGGCAACCTCACGGATGTGGGTGCGATTGACGAGGTGCTTGTCGATCCGCGCGTAGTCCCCATGACCGCGCAGGCGCGTGACGCTTTTCGCGTGCTGGACTACGAGTTACTGGGGCGGCTTCGCTTGTCGCGAGGCACCGGTTTTTCATCGATCCTGGCGCGCATCGAGGAGAACGCCACCAAACTGGCCCTGATTCGCGCCGTTTCGCGGGACGCGGTGACGCCGCAGATCGAGGACCACGATGCGCACTGGGGTATTGCGCTCTCGCGCCACTGCGCCGAGCTGACAATTCGAGAAGCCACTGCGCGCGTCTCCGAAAACCAGGTCGAGTCCAACCACAAACGCGCCCTGCAAATCTTGCGTGATGGCGACGCCGCTGGCATGTCCAAGAGCGAGTTCACCCGGCGTACCCAGTTCATGGATCACCGCCAGCGGGACGGCGTGCTGCGCACCTTGACGGACGCCCATCTGGTCGAGGTGTTCGCCAAGCCAACGGGCGGCAGGCCCAGCCAATGGGTCAAACTGGCTGACGAAGATGAGTAGACGGTCCATACAGACTCCACGTTTGAAAGATGAAGTATTGAAAGAAGCCCTCCCGGTGACTTCTTTCAATTACGACCTTCTTTCAATGGGGGTGCCTCTATATACAAATAAATATTCGGGGGCCCTATACACACAAAAAATCCCTCGCGCGCGCGAAAACGTGCGCTCTGGTGGGGTCAGAGAGGGTAGACAGAGAAATATGTATATAAATTGAAAGAAGAAGTATTGAAATAAGTACCACCCAGACCCGGACTCCACCTTTGAAAGATGAAGTATTGAAGAAAGTCCCCCGTCACCTGATGATGACTTTTTGCCAGCCCTGATAAACGCAACCGATTGAGAAAATCGGCAATGACAGACATGAGGGAGCCGCACCCGCCCTGACACGGCTTTGGTGCCAGCGCTCCTCCAGGTCGCACAAGAACCCTTGTACGAACCCTTGGAGGACATCCCTGATGAATACCGAATCCACCCCGCGCCTTGTGATCCTCGCCCTGGACCTGGGCACCACCACCGGCTGGGCATTGCGCTCGGCCAACGGCCCTGTGGCGCATGGCTTTGTGAGCTTCAAGTCCCAGCGCTTTGAGGGAGGCGGCATGCGCTACCTGCGCTTTGGCCGGTGGCTCGCTGACATGCTGACCTTGAATGCGCCAAAGACTTGCGCACAGCCCAATTTAACGGGCATTGGAGCCGTTTACTTTGAAGAGGTGCGCCGTCACCTCGGCGTGGATGCCGCGCACGTCTACGGCGGCCTGCTGGCCACGCTGACCGCCTGGTGCGAGCACCACCAGATCCCGTACCAGGGCGTTCCTGTGGGCACCATCAAACGCCATGCCACCGGCAAGGGCAACGCGGGCAAGGCAGGGGTGATTGCGGCCATGAAGGCGTTGGGCCACCCGGTCACCGACGACAACGAAGCGGATGCGCTGGCACTCTTGCACTGGGCGCTGGCGCAGGGTGCGGATCCCGCCTTGGGCAAGGAGGTGCGCCATGGCTAAAAAGCAAGTTGCACAGCCACTGACCCATGGCGCTCTGGTGAGCCTGCCCGGTGGTCGGGTTGGTGAGTGGGTGAGCGAAGCAGAGGAAGGCACCAGCTACCGCACCGAGCATTTCCGTACCGTGGACTCGCTCGGACTTTTGATGCGCAACGGCGCGATCACAGCGCAGATGCACGACGCGGGTCAGGACTTCTCTCGCACCTTTGTCTTCGCGCAGCTAAGTTCTGCGGGCTCACCGCCGCTTGATCGCATCCCCGGCGGTCATTGGCAGGACACGATGACCGAGCGTTGTGCTTGGGCCAGAAAGCGCCTGGGCGAGGCGCTTGATGCGGTGGGCGGCATCGGCAGCCCCGGCGGCTGCGCGGTCTGGCATGTGGCGGGGTTAGGTCAGAGCGTGAGGGAGTGGTCTGCCCAAGAGG